AGCGTGACGTGCTGTTGCTGATCAAGCACCGGATTGCGGCGAACAAGACGCGCCAGATCCACGGCCTGACGCCTGAGATGCTGAAGGACGCGACGGCGTCTGGCCGAGGGATCGGCAAGTCGTCGTTGGTGTCGTGGCTGATCCTCTGGAACATGTCGTGCAACCTTGGCAGCACGACGATCGTGGCGGCGAACACCGAGGCGCAGCTGAAGTCGAGGACGTGGGCCGAGCTTGGCAAGTGGCACACGCTGGCGATCAACAGCCACTGGTTCGACCGGGACACGATGCAACTGCGTCCCGCTGGTTGGTATCGGGACGCACTGGCACGCGATCTCAAGATCGACCAGGGGTACTACTACGCGCAGGCGCAGCTGTGGACGGAGGAGAACCCGGACGCGTTTGCCGGCGCGCACAACATGGCGGGGATCATGGTGATCTTCGACGAGGCGTCTGGCATCCCGCAGCCGATCTTCAACGTGACGGAGGGGTTCTTCACCGAGCCTGTCCTGCATCGGTACTGGTTCGCGTTCTCCAATCCCCGGCGGAACACGGGCGCGTTCTTCGAGCTGTTCCACAAGCTGCGGAACTGGTGGAACACGCGGAACATCGACAGCCGGACGGTCGAGGGGACGGACCTGGCGGTCTACCAGAAGATCATCGACCAGTACGGGGAGGACTCGGACGAGGCGCGTGTCGAGGTCCGCGGGCTGTTCCCGTCGCAGGGGGACAAGCAGTTCGTGTCGCGGGATCTCGTGGCTGGGGCGCAGGGCCGGGCGGTGTCGCAGGATGCCTTCGCGCCGTTGGCGATGGGGGTTGACGTGGCGCGGTTCGGGGATGACCAGTCGGTGATCTACTTCCGCCATGGCCGCGATGCGAAGTCGATGGCGCCTGTCAAGTTCAAGGGGCTCGACACGGTGCAGCTGGTGTCGCGGGTTGCGGAGTTGGCCGATCGGCATCGGCCTGATGGGATCTTCGTGGATGGTGCGGGGGTTGGCGGCGGCGTGGTGGACCAACTGCGTGCGCGGGGCTACCGGGTGTTCGATGTCCAGGCTGGGGCGAAAGCGGACGACGACGCGAAGTACCAGAACAAGCGGGTGGAGCTCTGGGCGCGGCTGCGGGAGTGGTTGCAGATCGGGTCGATCGTCGACGACCCACAGCTGGCCGATGACCTGCTGGCGCCTGAGTACGACTTCGACGGGGCGGGCCGGGTGCGGCTCGAGACGAAGGAGAAGATGAAGGGCCGGGGGCTGGCGTCGCCTGACGTGGCGGATGCCTTGGCGTTGACGTTCGCTGCGAACCTGGCGCGCAAGGACGGGTCGACGTCCCGCCGGCGGGTGCGGACGGCTGGGGGTCTGGACTACGCGGTGCTTGGATGATACGGTGCGATGTCCGCAACAAGTTTCGGAGTTCGCCTCATGGGTGGGATGTTCGCCAAGGCGCCGTCCATGCCGCCGCCCCCGCCGCCTGCACCGACGACGGACAGCGCGGCGGTCGAGGAAGCGGCGCGCCGCGAGCGCGCTGCTCGCGTGGCGGCTGGCGGCCGGGCGTCGACGATCCTGACTGGTGGGCAGGGCGACACGTCTGCGCCTGCGTCCGCCAAGGCCGCGTTGCTGGGGCAGTGACGTGGAGCGAGACGTCGCCGCAGAGGTGATCCGCCGCCAGGAGCAGATGGCGGCTGGGCGCGTCAACTTCGACTCCCATTGGGAGGAGATCGCGGAGCGCGTCCTGCCGCGTCAGAAGGGCGCGTTCAACGGGCGGTTCTCGACGACGAACTCGCAGCAGGGCGAGAAGCAGACCGAGAAGATGTACGACGCGACGGCGGCGATCGCTCTGGATCGTTTCGCGTCCGTGATGGACTCGATGCTGACGCCGCAGAACTCGAAGTGGCATCGGCTGCGCGCCGACGATGACGCGTTGAACCGCGACGCCGAGGTGCTGCGCTGGTTCGACGAGGCGACGAACCTCCTGTTCAAGTACCGCTACGCGCCCAAGGCCGGTTTCGCGACGCAGAACCATGAGCGACTGATGTCGCTGGGTGCGTTCGGCACGGGCTCGGTGTTCGTCGATCGCCTCGAGGGCGGGGGCCTGCGGTATCGCTGCATCTCGCTGGCCGAGCTCTACTTCGCCGAGAACCACCAGGGCATCATCGACACCGCGCATCGCCGGTTCAACCTGACGGCCCGCCAGGCCGTGCAGATGTTCGGCGCGGACAAGCTGCCCGAGGCGATCCTCAAGGCGCTGGAGAAGAACCCGGAGCAGGAGTTCGAGTTCATCCACTGCATCAAGCCGCGCGACGACCTGGTCTACGGGCGCCTCGACTATCGCGGGATGCCGTGGGCGTCGATCTACGTCTCGGTGACCGGGAAGCAGGTCGTGCGCGAGGGCGGCTACCGGACGTGGCCGCTGCCCACTGGCCGCTATGTGCAGGCCCCTGGCGAGGTCTACGGGCGCTCGCCGGCGATGATTGTCCTGCCCAACATCAAGGTGCTCAACGAGCAGAAGAAGACGATGCTCAAGGTCGGGCATCGCGCGGTCGATCCGGTCCTGCTGGCCTATGACGACGGGGTGCTGGACGCGTTCTCGCTGCGCCCGGGCGCCATCAATTTCGGTGGGCTGGACGCGCAGGGGCGCAAGCTGGTGCAGCCTCTGGACATGGCGACGTCGGCGCTGCCGGCGTTCGACAAGCTGATGGACGCCGAGCGCGCGCCGATCAACGACGTGTTCCTCGTGACCCTGTTCCAGATCCTTGTCGAGACGCCGACGATGACGGCGACCGAGGTGTTGGAGCGGGCGCGCGAGAAGGGTGTCCTGCTAGGGCCGTCGATGTCGCGCCAGCAGTCGGAGTATCTGGGCCCGCTGATCGAGCGCGAGCTCGACCTCCTGGCCGCCGATGGGATCCTGCCGCCGATGCCGCCCGCGCTGCGCGAGGCCGAGGGCGAGTACTCGATCGTCTACGAGTCGCCTCTGGCGCGCACGATGCGCTACGAGGAGTTGACGGGCTTCAACCGTTTGCTCGAGCAGGCGGCGACCTACGCCAACGCGACGACGGACCCGCGCATCCTCGACTGGTTCAATTTCGACGAGGCGATCCCCGCGGCGGCCGAGATCCAGGGCGTGCCGATGCGGTGGATCAACACGATGTCCGAGGTCGAGCGCATCCGCGCGGGCCGCCAGCAGCAGCAGGAGATCGCCCAGATGACGGCGGCGGCGCCTGGCGCGGCGGCGCTGATCAAGGCGGTGAACGCCGGGCAGCGTCCTAGCCGATGAGCCTTCGCGACTTGCTAGTGCTGCGGCATCAGGACTACGCGCGCACGTTCGACGGTCCTGTGGCCGATCGCGTGCTTGCGGACCTCGCGAAGTTCTGTCGGGCTGGGGAGTCGACCTTCCACCCGGATCCGCGCGTCCACGCCGTCCTCGAGGGGCGGCGCGAGGTGTGGCTGCGGATCCAGAAGTACCTGCGGCTGTCCGCGGCGGATGTCGATCGGCTGGTAAAAAGTGAGGCCGCCGGTCGGGGGGAGACCAGCGGCCTCTGAGGTGGCCGGGGCGTTACATCCGGCATCAGGGAGGATACGCCATGACTGCTGCGTCAGAGAACTGACTGAAGCCGCAGCGATGTGATATTCGCAACATCTGGAGACCTTGTCAATGACCGAAATGAACGCCCCCGCCGATGGCGGACAAGGCGGCGCGCCTGCCGCCGGCAATTGGATCGAGGCGATCCCCGACGCGGACCTCAAAGGCTGGGCGCAGAACAAGGGCTTCAAGGAGCCGACCGACGCGCTGAACTCCTACCGCAACCTCGAGAAGCTGATGGGGGCGGACAAGGCCGGGCGCACCGTGGTCCTGCCAGCGAAGTGGGACGACGCGGCCGAGGTCGGCGCGTTCTACGAGAAGCTGGGCCGGCCCAAGGATCCTGGCGGCTACACGATGCCCAAGGAGGGCGTCGATGCCGACATGGCGAAGTGGGCGCAGTCGACGTTCCACGAGGCCGGGCTGACGCCGCGGCAGGCCGAGCTCGTCATCGGCAAGTGGCAGGAGATGATCGGCGGCAAGGCCGCGGCCACGCAGGAAGCCTACCAGGCGCGCGTGGCGCAGGAGTCCGAGGCCCTCAAGGGCGAGTGGGGCGCGGCGTACAACGACAAGCTGGCGCAGGCCAAGTCCGCCGCAAAGTCGTTCGGCGTCGACCCTGAGACGGTGGACAAGCTTGAGAACGCGCTGGGGTTCGGCGGGCTGATGAAGTTCTTCGCCGAGATCGGCGCCCGCATAGGCGAGGACAAGATGGTGTCCGGGACGACGAACGGGTCGTTCAACGGCGCCATGACGCCCGAGCAGGCGAGAGCCGAGATCCAGCGTCTGCGGGGCGACAACGAGTTCGTGCGCCGCTACGTCGCCGGCGACGCCGACTCCCGGATGAAAATGGAGAGGCTCCACCGCTGGGCGTTTGGTGAAGGGCCGGTTGCTTGACAGAGCCACATCATGATGGGATCATCGCAATGAGCCCGGAGCAGATCCGGCTGGAGTGCCTCAAACTCGTAAACCGGCACGATTGGACCGCCGACATGGTGGGCGACCGAGCCAAGGTCTTCGAGCGGTACATCCAGGAAAGCCAGGCGCCGGCGAAAGCCGGCCGCCCGACAAAGGCGATCAACCCTTTGGCATAAGGGCCGCCGGGCAGCCG